GCATATTTAAACATAAAAAATATTATTTCTATATCAAATAAAGACCCCCTTATTTTATCAAAAACCATTCGTTCTGAAATAGACAAGTCTTTTATTGATATAAAAAACCAAGAAAGAAAATTGTGGTCTGCTATTCAAGATGATATTCAAGTCGATACTAACCAAGTAAAACAAACTGCTATAGACATAATAGCTAGTGCAGATAAAAGCACTAGATTACCAGTAAAAGAGCTTGAATTTATTTTAGGTAAAAAAATTAGTAATACTGCTGATGGTTGGAAAATTGGAAAAGAAACTTTTAAAAACAAACCTTTTTTGTCAGAACAAGAATCTGCAAGAGAGTTAATGAGTTTTAGGTCTAATGTAAATTCTGATATTAGACAACAACAATCAGGAACAGCTTTTAAAACATTGTCAATTAAAAATTTAAACGAAATACAAACAGCATTAATTAATGCTTTAGACAACCCAATTTATCTTGACGAAGATGTTCGTGGTTCTTATGATACTGCTAAAAACTTTACTAAAAAATTTCATGAGGTTTTTGAACAAGGAACTATTGGAAAAACTATTCGTAGTTCTAAAACTGGAGATAATGTTCCTCCTGAAGGAACTTTACAAAGTTTATTAGGCAACACTGAGGTTACTCAAGCTGTTGGTATTAGAGAGTTAAAAGAACTTGACAGTTTATTAAACTATGTAAACAACACCAACCCTTCAAAATCTAATTTATTAAAAACAACTTCTCAATTTCTTGCCAATAAATTTTCAGAAACAGTTAGTGATGTTACAAGTTTGCAAAAGTTTTTAATAGACAATAGGCAAGCCTTAAAAAAACTTCCAGAGTTAAATAACGCTGTTAAAATTGCTGCTGATGGTATTAATAAAGAATCTACAAGAATAGCAAATTTAGAAGCAAGAAAAAATGTTGTAAACAGTTCTATATTACAAAAACTTACAAATAGTGAAATGAATGGTAGTCAAATTGTTGAAACAGTATTGAAATCTGTAGATCCAAAAAGTGTTACTAATAAACTTTTTATAAAAATAAGAAAAGATCCAGAAGCTATGAAAGCTATGAAAAATTCTATTGGAGAATACATTTTAGATCGTGTGTTAATAACAAGTAAAAGTAATCCTGATATAGAACAACAATTAAGCAAGGCTAAATTAGTTACTGTTGTAAAAAAACAAATGCGACCTCTTTTAGAAAAATTTTACACAAAAAAAGATTGGAGAAATTTACAAATTATTTTTAAAGAAATATCAACTCTAACTGCTAGTGAAAGTGCAAAAGCTACACCTTTACCAGTTAATAGAAATTTACTTATAGATTTTTTAGGAAAACTTGGTATAACACAATCTGTTAAATCTGGCAGTATTGTAGTTCAATCAGGTCTTGCAAAAATTTCAAGACAATTTACAGATCAACTTACAGATAAAAATGTAAAAGAATTACTTGTTAAAGCTGTTTCAGATGATGAATTGTTAAAAATATTATTGAAAAAAAATCTTAATAAAAAAGATATTGACCTTTTAAAAAATAAGGTACTTCCTATTTACACTGCTTATGGTATAAATTCAATAAACAATTTTAATCAAGGACAAGAATAAATGCCAAAAGATTCTGTACTAAAACGAATAGGTGTATCAGGTTATAACAAGCCAAAGCGTACACCTAGCCACCCTAAAAAATCTCATGTAGTTGTAGCTAAAGAAGGTGATAAAGTTAAAACTATTAGGTTTGGTGAACAAGGTGCTAAGACTGCTGGTAAACCTAAAGCTGGTGAGTCTGCTAGAATGAAAGCTAAACGTAAATCATTTAAAGCTAGGCATGGTAAGAATATAGCAAAAGGTAAAATGTCAGCAGCCTACTGGGCTGATAAAGTTAAGTGGTAACAAGGAGTTTATATGACTAGAGGATTGTACGCTAATATTAACGCAAGAAAAAAGAAAGGTACAAGCAGATCTAAAAAGAAATCAACAATCTCACCTGCGGCTTATGCAAATATGAAGGCTGGTTTTCCTAAAAAGAAGAGAAAGAAATCATGAAGAACCAAAAGCATTATAGAAAAGATGGTAGGTTGTACACAGGTAAGACACACAAGTCTGGTGGTAGGTTAATGACAGGTGCTAAACATACTGCTAGTAGTGAATATTTAACACACACTAAACCAAAAGGGAGAAAGAAAAAATGAAAATGTATGGAACACCTAAAAAGAAAAAGAAAAAAAGTAAACCTAAAGGTAAGTAAAAAAATAGGGGGCTTAATTGCCCCCTTTTTCTTATGCTCCTATATCTACAACCTCACAACTATCACCTGAACAAGCTAAAGTTTGTGAACCAACAGTCGTATCTTCTACTTCGTACTCAGATAGTTTCTCCCAATCAATATCTTTAGGCATTAACTTATTAAGTTCTTTGTATTCGTCTTGCTCTATCTCCTGATAGGGTGCTTGTTTGTACGAGTGGTCACTGTGAGGAAGGAATGATACACCACTCATTTCATCAAAGTTTTTAAACACCCATGCTCCTACCTCTAGCCACTCATGCTCTCGTACAGTAATAGTAACTGAAGGCTTATGCTCACACCAATGTCTTTGATACATGAGCCATACTTCTAGTTGCTCAATAGCATTTAAGTCATCTCTGGTTACAGCCCCTCTAGGTGCTTTAGTAGGAAAGCTAAACACAGTAGTAGTGTCAGGCTTCATTACACAAGGTTCTGCTGGTACACCACTATCCATTAAGAATCTTGTGAGGGGGTCTTTGTTGTCACCTCTAACCGTACGTATATAAAACTGGCTATGTCTAGTATGAATCCCGCTACTAGCATCAACAAGTTGGCTAACAGTACCAGAGGGCTTAACACAAGTAATAGCAGCAGATTGTGGAATCCCCAATCTTTTACTAAACTCTTTATTAGTTTGTATAGAAACATCTTTTAGTTGCTCCAATATTTCTTTAGCATCTTTACCTGTAGATACTAACTTGTTATCCATAATCCCTGTCATACTAACACCAAGCAATCTTTCTTCTTCTGTGTTTCGTTGCCAGATCTTTCTTAGGTAAGGGAACTTAGTATAGGTAGCTTGTATTGTACCTAAGATAGTAGCTAGTCTTGTCTTGTTAGTTAAAGTGTCAAGGTCATCATCATTCCTAACTACAACTTCTGTTAAATTACAGAACTGATTAGGTCTTAAAATAATCTCAGAGCAAGGGTTAGTACCAAACTCATGGTCAGGCTCTCGTCTACCATTCTTAGCAGCTTGCTTTTTAGATGCAACCCTAGAAAAGATACCACGCTCACCAGACTTAGACTCTACTAGGGCAGTCCATTCACGAAGAAAAGTTTCCATATCAGGTTTCTCTGTGTACGATACAGAGTTATTAGCTAAACCTCTTTGTGGATCTAAGACAAACCAATCACCTGATTTAGCATGACGCATTCTATCATCAGATAAGTTAGATAGAGAAATCATTGCTGACCTTCTAACACCACCTACTACCACTACTTCTCCAATCTTACACATCAAGTCATGGGATTGAATACTAGATAGCTTTTTACCTTTTGCTGCTACAAATGTTTCACAAGTAAACCTAAACAAATCCTCTAGTGGTTCAGCACCAGATGCCCTACCACCAAATGTTTTTAACTTAGCACCTGCTGGTCTTACTTTGTGTGTATCCCACTTAGGTATCTCACCTGCATACAACAACGAGATTAGCTGTCTGAGGGCTTTAGCCCACCCTTCCTTACTATCACTAACAACTATGGTAGTATCGCTCTTGTATAGCTCATCTGGTACTTCTGGTAGCTTACTAATGTACTGACGCTCAACACTGAAACCTACACCAGTGCCACACAATAAGATAAACATTGCTTCATCAAAACATTTAGGGTCATCTACTGCTAAGTAGCTACAGTTGTAAGCACAAGTGTTATCTCGTTCCATAGCTTGACCAGCAGTCATCATTGCTCTCATGCTAGGCATGACATTTAGATTGTAGATTGCATCTTCTAGTTGCTTATAAGTATCTTTATTTACTTTATCAGATACAACATTCTGCATATATCTATCAACTGTTTCCTTCCAAGTCTCCCTTCTGTTTAGTTCTGGTATCCATCTTGCGTATCTTGATAGGGCTATGTACTGCTGATACTGATTCATTTTTCGTACTCCGTATAGTCGTTTTCAATAATTTTATCTATGTAGTGCTTAGCTTTCTTTAAATCTTCTAAGCCATTTTTCTCTTTGTATCTTGATACATACTTAATTACATTACCTTGAAAGTAATCTAATTTGTTAGCAGCAATAAAATCCCATACTTGGATAGGTAGTTTTCTATAGTGATCTCCACCCCATTGAAAGCTGCTAACACCTTTAACCACTTTAGTCATTTTATCCTCCATACTTATTCTTTAAATAATTAAGTGATACAGGCAACTCATCAAAGCTACCGCTATTTACTTCGTTTAACATCCAGATACCTTTCCAACTACCATTACCTTGATTGCCTAAGTATGCCTCATCATGCTGTGTGTACATACCAGCAAACAATCCTGTTAATCTAGCGTTGTCTGCTCGTTTACCATAAGCTATATCTCTATCTTGTACATGACCCATCACACAGGACATCATCTTCTTAGTGAGCATAGCTCTAGCACTGGTTACAGGTCTACCCATAACACCAGTAGTAAAGTAATGAGAGAAAGCTACACCTTCTATTATAACAGGCTGTAAGAAGTCAGCTACTTCCCAATCATCTAAATTAAGATCCTGGTAGCCTATAGTATCTTCTAGAATACAATCGTTCTCAATAGCTCTTTCAATTCTTTGCTCGTGGTTGCCAATGGTAAATACCATTCTAGGCTTCCACTGCTTCTTCTTGTTTACCTTTAATCTCTCACGCTCTGCTTTGATAGGTTGTAAGAACAAGTCCATAGCCAAGTTACCTGCGTCTATATCCTTCTTGTATCTCCTGCCTTCAAAAGATGCTTTGCCTTTATCGTATGAACAGAGAGATTCCATATCCCACCAATCACCTATCATTACAATAACATCAGGTTTCTTAGATGCTATGTACCTACCTGCGTACAGCAAGTGGTCTAGTGGTACATCAGGCTTAACCTGTGTATCTGGTATCACGCATATTTTCATTCTACTGCACTCCAAAGCTGTTGTTTTTTATAGCTACTAAAACCTGTAACTATGGCTTTACCACTACTTCTTAACTCTGGTAATCTTCTAGCAAAAGTGTGCCTATCATAGTATTCGTGCATATCACCAAGTTCAGCACTCGTTTTGTTTGGGTGTTTTTTAATAAACTCTAACACGCCTTTTCTTTGTGTTGGTGCAAAACTTCTTTCTGCTTCTTGACCTGCTATTTTGCTAGATTCTGGGTCACTTGTTCTATAGTTCATTTTAACGCTCCTCATCTATGTCGTACATATCACGCATAGCATCTTCTAATGCTATTGCTTGTTCAACTGATAGGAGGTCATCCTCAAAATCTATCTCCCCTCGTTGAAACTGTTGCTCTACTCTGTCACTCAAGAAATTGTTAGGTAATAACCCTTGTACTTGTAGGTCATTAATAACATCTATCATCTCATTGACAGTCAGTACAGCACCATCTCTACAAATCTTGCAGGACTTCATTCCTTTAATTATTCTGTACTCAGGATTACAAGTACCGCAGGAAATGCAATAAAGTGTATCCATCATTTTCTTGACTCCTTTAACCAATCTTTAGGTAGTGCTGTACCAAAAGCAAACTTAATACCATGATCGTTACACCAATCAGAATATCTTTTTCTTTTCTTTTTAGTACACCACTGGTCACGCATAAACAACATACGAATGTCAAGGCTTGGATTCTCTTTTACCACTTGAGCCATCTTAGTTCTGTCAACTGAAGTGAATCTACCTTTTGCTTCTACTATAATTGAACCTATTATAAAGTCAGGTGTATATACTTTGTGAACAAACACCACACCAGATGAACAAAACTTACATCTACCTTTCTTACTTAAATAGTAAGGTATCTTTATAGTTTCGTACTCAAACTTAATTCTTCTAGCTTTTAAGTCTTTAGCTATATTAGCTTCGTACTTACTTCTGTACTTGTTCATAACTAAAATCCATTGGCATTTGTTTGTTTTTTTGTAATATCCATAAGAGTTGGCTATTCTGAACGCATCTGTTACGACCTTCATCATAACCAAACTCTTCTATATATCTATCAATAATCATATTATCCCAATTTTTTCTTAGGGTATTATTTAAGATTTTCTTTGCTTTGACATTACCCAAACCTCTAATACCTAAGATGTTATCTGCACTGTCACCAGTTAGCATCTGTTGATAAAAGAATTCAGTGCCTTGCTTTTTAGTTACATTTGTAAAAGTTTTATTTACAAAGTTGTAATGATTACCCTCACACATCAACAAGTCTTTATCTATGCTGCATAT